GTCTAACAGACAATTCTGTAACAGCAGGGAAGATTGTTGCTGGTGCGGTTGATGCAGACATTGCAGCAGGTTCAATTGACACGGCACAACTTGCTAATGATGCAGTAACGGCAGACAAACTCGCCAATGCAATCAATACAACTATTGCTGCCAAGGCTACTAACACTGCCGTTGCTGCAAAGGCTCCCATTGCTAGTCCAGTATTCACAGGCAATGTAGGTATTGGTGTAACTCCAGAGACAGATTGGCACAGCAGTATAGATGCGCTTCAAATTGGTGCTGGTGCAAGCATTTATGGAGATACTACGGCAACGGGCAATCAGATTAGTTCTAACGCTAGAGCCACTGCTGGTTCGGCTTTAAGTGGCTATAAATATATAGCCACAGATAAAGCGTCCACATATCAACAGTACGATGGGCAGCATAATTTTAGAGTAGCAGCATCAGGTTCAGCAGACGCAGCGATTACTTGGACTACTGGTATGTTTATTACTAATACGGGTCAGGTTGCAATAGGCCCAGCTACTGCTGTAGGTAATAATTATATACTTAATTTAAAAGCAAAAGCTGCTCAATCAACAGTGAAATTGCAGTCTATTAATGGTTACGATGCAATTGATTTTCATAACACCGCAGGCCAGCAATGCGGTTTTATCCGTTCAAACGCATCTTCAGTAGCCTACAACACCTCCTCAGACTACCGCCTTAAAGAAAACGTCACACCAATATCAGGTGCTACAGCAGCAGTTAAGTTATTAAAACCTTGCAACTTTGATTGGATTGCTGGGGGTAACGTCAATGGTTTTATAGCACATGAACTAGCAGACGTTGTGCCAGAAGCAGTATCAGGCACTAAAGATGCCATGATGGATGAGCAGTATGAAGTGACAGCAGCTACCGACACAGAAGCAGCAGTCATGGGGACACGCTCTGTGCCTTCCATGCAAGGCATTGACCAATCTAAAATCATCCCAATATTAACAGCAACAATCCAAGAGTTAATTACGCGGATTGAAGCATTGGAGAGTGCGTAAATTATTTAATTATGACGTATTAAATAACCGCATAAATAAAAACTCTATTTATTGGCAGAACATCTAACTCACATTCATTATAAATAGAACAAGAAGGAGAGTGTGTTAGATGACAATAATTTCAAATATATATATTAACCAAGGTGCTGACTTCAGCAATACGGTCACTGTTTTAGACAGTGCAGGGGCAGCACTTGACCTTACAGGTTATACTGCTTTGGCTCAAATTCGTAAAACTTACGAGTCAACAACTGCTGTTGCATTTGCAACTGCCTTTAATGCATCTCGCACAACAGGTAAAATCACAATCTCACTTACTGATACTCAGACTCAAGCTCTTGAATCTGGAAGGTATGTCTATGATCTTCTCATAACAGCTTCTGGTGGACTCAAGTCAAGGCCTGTCGAGGGTATTGCAGCAGTTAATCCAAGCGTATCTAGGAGTTAGATAGAATATGGCATTACCAACTACAAGGGCTACATTTAAAGAATACTGTCTAAGATCATTAGGTAAACCTGTGATCGAAATAAATGTTGACCCAGATCAAGTAGAAGACAGAATCGACCAAGCATTACAATACTTCTCGCAATATCATTATGATGGTATTGAAAGGGTGTATCTGAAGTATCAGGTTTCTGCCGCAGATATCACTAGGGCAAGGTCAGATAATTCATTATCATCCGTCACAGACATTGATGGTAGTACTTCAGCAGTCTGGAAAGAACAGAAGAATTACATTCCTGTTCCTTCTTCAATCATGTCTATAGTAAAGGTGTTCCCCTTGAACCAAGGAAGGACTACCATGTTTGATGTTAAGTATCAAATGAGATTGAACGATTTGCATAATTTCAGTTCTACATCAATGATTAACTATGAAATGAGTATGCAACACCTAGATTTTCTAGATCATATACTTACAGGCGACACTGCTATTCGTCACAACCAACATCAAAATAGATTGTACTTGGATATGGATTGGCAGTCAGATGTTGTTGCTGATGACTATATTGTTATTGAGTGTTATCGTAAATTAGACCCAGAAAGCTTTGGTGATGTGTATAATGACATATTCTTAAAGAAGTATGCAGCACAATTAATTAAACTTCAGTGGGGCGCAAACCTTTCTAAGTTTCAAGGTATTCAGATGTTGGGTGGAGTTGCACTAAATGGTGAACAGATATACACTCAAGCACAAGAAGAGATTAATAAACTAGAAGAACAGATACAACTTGCGTATGAGTTGCCACCAATGCATATGATAGGGTAACACAATGCCAACTAATGTTTATTTTGATACAGGAACAAGACCAGAACAACATCTCTATGAAGATTTAATCATAGAGCAGTTGCGTATCTATGGTCAGGATGTTCATTACATTCCTCGAAACTTGGTATCAGAAGATACTTTATTTGGCGAAGACAGTCTTTCTAAATTTGAAGATGCATATCTTATTGAGATGTATGTTGATAATGTAGACGGATATGAAGGTGAAAAAGAACTTATGTCTAAGTTTGGTTTAGACATACAGGACGATGCAACATTCACAGTAGCTAGAAGACGATGGGAACAGTTCGTATCAGTTGATAATAATGTTATTGTTAATCTACGTCCGAATGAAGGAGACTTAATATACTGGCCCAAGGGTAACAAGTTATTTGAGATTACCTTTGTTGACCATGATGATCCATTTTATCAAGTTAACAATCTACCTACATATAAGTTGAAGTGTAAAACATTCGAATATGGTTCTGAACAGATTGACACTGGTATTGCTGCGATAGATTCTATTGAAGCTGATAATAGTTTAGATCAACTTGCACACCAGATGACTCTTGAACAATCAGGAATATTCAATGAGAATGTCAGTCTAGAAGACGGCACTCTATTAATGCAAGAAGATGGTTCCACAGGTGCTGGACTAGGTGATAACATACTTGGCGAAGATGACACACACAGTGGTTCTATACAGATTGAAAATACAGTACAGGGTGCAGCTGCATCATATATAATACAAGAAACTTATAAAGTTGACACTATTGACGAAAACGCTATGAACGATTTCTTCGATACCGCTGAAGACTCAATATTGGACTTCTCCGAATCTAATCCATTCGGAGATGCAGGGAAATAAATTATGATTGGAAATTACTTTTATAACAATTCAACACGAAATGTCGTAGTTGGATTTGGTTCGATTTTTAACGACATCCAACTCGCTAAGAAAGATAATGCCGGCAACATTGCACAAACAATGAAAGTGCCTCTTGCATATGGGCCCAAGGCGAAATGGTTGGCACGATTAAGGGAAGACCCTGCTCTCAATAAAAAGGTTGCAGTAACACTACCTCGTATTGGTTTTGAGATCAGTGGATTAACTTATGATTCCTCAAGGAAACTAAACAAGTCTATTAAAGTTAAGAAGGCTTCTAATGGTACAGATGACAAACAGCTTAAGTCTGGATTCATGCCTGTACCTTACAACGTAGACTTTGAACTTTTCATTATGAGTAAGAACTCAGATGATGCACTACAAATTGTAGAACAGATTTTACCATATTTTCAACCAGAGTATACAGTTACATTAAAGGAATCTGTTGAACTAGACATAATCAGAGATATTCCTGTTGTACTAAACTCTATTGACTATGAAGATGATTACGAGGGTGACTTTGGAACTCGTAGGGCAATTATCTATACACTGAATTTTACTGCAAAGTATTACTTGTATGGGCCTGTCACTTCAGCTGGAATTATTCGTTCTGTTCAAGTCGATCAGTATACGGATGTTCAGATTAATGCACCAAAGAGAGAACAGAGATATTCTGCTACACCAAAACCATCTGACGTTTCTCCTTCTAATTGGGACGCAGATGATGGTGATTTTGGATTTAACGAAACCTCATCTTTCTTCGAAGATGCGAAAACCTATAACCCGACCACTGGTCAGGACGAATAAATAGTCCAAAGAATTTAAGGAACAACCCATGGCAGTAAGAAAAATAATATCAAGAAGTATTGCAGATGATGCTGTATTAGTAGACGATCTTGCTAACTCAATCAATACATCTATTGCAGCTAAGGCAAACTTAGTCACAGCTAGTTCAGCACCCTCAAGTCCTGCTGCTGGAGATCAGTGGTTTGATACTACTTCTGGCGTTACTGCTATGAAGGTTTATACTGGATCTGTTTGGGATTTTATGAGTACAGGGTTTTCTGCAACTGGAGGAACAATCACTACTTCGGGAATTTACACCATTCACACCTTTACTGGCAGTGGCACATTTACACCAAACAAAAGTGGCAGTGTTGATTATCTTGTTATTGGTGGCGGCGCAGGCGGCGGTGGTTCAAGGGGTGCTGGTGGAGGCGCCGGCGGTTTTAGAGAAGGTTCATCTTTTCCTGTCCTTGCAACTGGACTAACTGTGACCATAGGCGCTGGTGGTGCTGGTGGTGCTGCCTCTGGTGCGCGAGGTGTCAATGGCGTTAATAGTGTATTTAGTAGTATTATTGCTACAGGTGGTGGTAATGGTGGTGCTGCTGGTGCTGATACAGGTGGAACAGGTGGTTCTGGTGGCGGTACTGCTAATGGCAACACCACAGGTGTTAGGACAGACAGCCCTGTTCAAGGACAGAATGGCGGTAATTCCTCTTCAACTGGTTTTCGTACAGGTGGTGGAGGTGGTGCTGGTGCTGTAGGTGGCAGTGCTACTGGAAGTGCTGCTGGTGCTGGTGGTGCTGGTTTAGCATCATCAATTACTGGTTCGTCTGTTGTTAGAGCAGGTGGTGGCGGTGGTGGATCTAACAGTAGTTCTCATGCGCCAGGCGCTGGTGGTAATGGTGGTGGTGGAGCAGGTGGTGCGACAGCCGTTGCTGGAACAGCTAATACAGGTGGCGGCGGTGGTGGTGGTCAAAATGTTGGCGGTGCTAAGGCTGGTGCTGCTGGTGGTTCTGGCATAGTAATTATTCGATACTTAACATAGGAAATTGGCATGGCACATTTTGCAAAGATTGATAGTAATAACATAGTCACAGAAATCATTGTTTCAGAGCAAGACTTTATTAACTCGGGCGTAGTCGGTGATTCATTCCTATGGGTTCAAACTTCATACAATGGTTCATTTAGAAAGAACTATGCTTCTGTAGGTGGAACATACGATAAATCAAAAGATGCTTTCATAGCACTAAAACCTTACCCCTCATGGACATTAGTAGAAGACACTTGTCAATGGGCTCCAGCAACGGCTATGCCAATTGATGGTAAGGGATACGAGTGGGATGAATCAACAACATCTTGGGTAGAAGTAGAATGAGATATGTAAATTAAATGTCAACTCAAACTGAAATCTTAGATAATGTACTCGGTGTAACCGATGTTATTGGAACAACTACTAGAGAGGTAACAATACCTCGACCCGTTCTTGTTCCAAAAACAGATGAACAGGACGTTGACAATGATTATAAATATCAGAGAGAAAACTTCTATCAATTGGTAGAAAGAGGACAGGATGCTATTGAAGGTATCCTAGACCTTGCAAAAGAAGGTGAACATCCTCGCGCATACGAAGTCGCTGGTAACTTGATTAAACAAATTGCTGATGTCACTGAGAAACTTGGGGACTTGCAGATAAAAATGAAGAAGACAAAAGAAGTACCTAATCAGGGCCCCAAGAGTGTAACGAATGCATTGTTTGTTGGTTCAACCGCTGAATTACAAAAGATGTTAAAAGGAAAAGATTAATATGCCATTAACGAGAATAACAGTAAAATCGTCAACTATTTTAGACGCCTCTATTGCAACTGCTGATATCGCTAACGATGCAGTGACAGCAGACAAGCTTGCTAACTCAATCAATACAGCAATAGCAGCCAACACAACTACAGCTGGTGCCGCTCTACCGAAAGCTGGCGGTGCTATGACAGGAGCAATAACCACTAACTCAACATTCGATGGAGTGGATATTGCAACAAGAGATGGAACATCAGCACATAAGAACGCAGCACAAACATTTACGGCAGGACAACGTGGTGAAATCACTGCATTGACTGATGCGTCAAGTATTGCTACAAACTTAGCACTATCAAATAACTTCTCAGTAACCTTGGGAGGCAGTAGAACTCTCGCTAACCCCACTAACATTGTGGCTGGACAGAGTGGTTCATTTTTTATTACACAAGACGGCACAGGTTCACGCACATTAGCGTATGGTGGATACTTCAAGTTTGTGGGTGGAACTGCACCTACATTATCAACTGGCGCAGCTTCTGTCGATAGGATAGATTATATTGCCAAGAGTACGACTATAATTCACGCAGTGGCTTCATTGGATGTAAAGTAACATGAGCGTACTTAACGAGAATCAATTACTAGGAGCCAGTGCTGGCGGTGACTATGAGATTGAGCAGAGTCTAAGGTTTAATGGTGTTGATTCCCCCCTTGCTCGCACATTTCCTTCAGCGGGAAATTTAAAAACTTGGACTTGGAGTGCTTGGGTTAAACGAGGAAAGTTAGGTGGACAACAGATGCTATTTGCACCCACTACTAATAGTAATGGCATCTATTTTGAAAGTAGTGGTATTTTGACATTTGAATTTAATAGCCCTAACAATTACAAACAGACAACAGCAGTATTTCGTGACCTATCTGCTTGGTATCATATAGTTGCGGTGTGGAATACTGCCTCTGGAACTGCTGAAGATAGAATTCAAATCTACATTAATGGTGAGAGAGTTACATCATTTTCTGGTTCATCTCTTCCTTCTCAAAATAGAGATAGTATCATCAACTCAGCACAGACCCACAATATAGGCGACAGAGCATCAGACCAAGGTACAGGTTTTGACGGGTACATAGGCGAAGTAAATTTCATTGACGGGCAAGCTTTAACCGCAGATTCATTCGGGACGACAGGAAAATACGGAGAGTGGATTCCCACTAAATTCGCTGGAACGTATGGAACCAATGGCTTCTATTTGCCGTTCAAGCAAGACTATTCGGTAGAAGGTTTTTCTACAGTTGTATATGAGGGTGCTTCTACAGATTTATATGTAGGTGGAACAGGCTTTCAGCCAGATATGGTGTGGATTAAAAAAAGAAATGCAACTACTGGGCATACTTTAACCGATGCCGTTAGAGGTATATCAAAGTCTTTGTTTCCAGATGGAACAGATGCGGAAGATGGTGGTGGCAACTTAAATTCTTTTGCTCCAGACGGATTTGTTGTTGATGCTGGAAGTTCAAGAGCAGGTAACAATGGCGATTCTTATGTAGCATGGAACTGGGACATGGGCAGCACGACAGCCTCTAATACGTCTGGTAGTATAAACTCTAGCGTAAGAGCTAGTCAAACCTATGGGCAATCTATAGTCAGCTATACGGGAAATGGTACGTCTGGCGCTACAGTAGGTCATGGTTTGGCATCTGCGCCTACAATGGTAATTGCCAAGGTACGAAATAATGGAGACTATAACTGGAACGTGTATCACTCAAGTTTAGGAAATGTACAAAAAGTATTACACCTAGATTTAGATGAGGAAGCGACTGTAGAAGTTAACAAATTTAACGGCACTGCTCCCTCAAGTACTTTACTCACACTCGGAAATCACGGAACAAATGTCAACACCAAAGGACATATAGCGTATTGTTTTCACGATGTCGCAGGCTACAGCAAGTTTTCTACCTATGAAGGAACAGGCGGCACACACGCAATAACGCTTGGTTTTTCTCCAGCTTTTGTGATGATTAAAAATGCTGATGCAGATGCAAACTGGACGATGTGGGATAACACCCGTAATCCTAATAATCCCGTTACGCAAATGTTGAGAGCAAACACAAGCGGTGCAGAGGAAACTAAGACAGATCGAGAGCCGTCATTCACAGCAACAGGATTCACAATCGGTGATAATGATGCCGACACTAATAACTCTGGTAAAACTTACGTTTACATGGCATTCGCAGACACACGCGAATACGCATACTGGCTAGATCAATCTGGCAACAACAACGATTGGACTAGCGAAGGGGAATTGACAGAATCTGATGTGATGGTTGATAGCCCGACTAACAACTTTGCTACTTGGAATCCTTTATTTAGAGGTGGGGAATCTTCTAGCAGTATTTATGCAAGCACCACACTATCAAAGGGTAATCTGCAAGCATCAGTTCCAACAAACAGTTACATGGGCAATACGATGCGCCCACAATCAGGAACTTGGTACTCCGAGTTTTTAGTGTCTACAGTAACCAATGAGGTTGGTTGGGGCTGGATAAATGCGCCTAAATATAGTTCTAATACTGCAAACGCTGGCATAGCTAATAAATGGGGTGGATATTATCACGGATATGCACCAGCCGATTTACGGGTCTATGACGAGACTTCTCAGCTAGGTTCAAATATAGCTTTAACTATTTCTAATGGCGATATTCTACAACTAGCTTGGGACATAGATAATAACAAGGGTTGGATTGGAATTAACAACACTTGGTACGCAGCAGATAATGGTACTGACGGAAATCCATCAGCAGGAACAAATCAGACATTTACCTTTGCAGGAACAGAAGCAGCAAACTTGCAGCCGTATGTTGCTAATGGAACAGGTACAGCCGTATTTGTAGCCAACTTCGGTGCTGACTCATCATTCGCAGGCAACAAAACCCCACAAGGCAACCAAGATGCTAAGGCCATTGGTGACTTCTATTATGCGCCACCTACGGGCTTCTTAGCGTTATGCACAAAATCACTTCCATCGGTTGATGTGATACCAAGTGAGAATTTTAATACTGTGATTTACAGTGGCACGAATGCAGATAATAGAGTCTTATCAGGCGTTGGATTTACTCCTGATCTTGGAATATTTAAACGCAGAAACGGATCTGGCCCTTCTCAATTCTTTGACACTTTGCGAGGTGCTACTAAACAATTAAGAAGTGATAATGCGGCCGCAGAATCTACACAAGGAAACAAGCAAAAAACATTTACGTCAGATGGATACACATTGGGAACTGACGCTCAAATAAATGGATCTGGTGGCACATACGTAGCATGGAACTGGAAAGCTGGCGGTAGCGCATCATCTAACAGCAACGGCTCTATTACTTCACAAGTGTCTGTTAACGCTGCGGCTGGTTTCAGTATTGTTACTTACACTGGCACAGGTTCAAACGCCACTGTTGGCCATGGACTGTCTATTGCACCAGAACTGGTTATTGTAAAAAACAGAGATGATAGTTCTAAAAATTGGAACTCCTATGTTAAGGTTCTAGGTAATAGTTATATTGACTTAAATAGATCAAACGGCGTATATACAGGTTCCACTTACTTCCAGAATACAGCCCCATCATCTACAGTATTTAGCATTGGAGCTGCTGGTTCTTCAAACGAAGATGATGATAAATTTATAGCCTACGCATTCCACAGCGTTGCAGGGTACTCTAAGATTGGTTTGTATAAGGGTAACGCGGGCGCATTTAAATTTGTATACTGTGGATTTGCTCCTGCCGTTATAATTACCAAAAGCATAGGCGGTACTGGATGGCGAATTATTGACAATAAAAGAACTACC